GTGGTTCCTCGAGATGGGGTTCAACATGGCTATTGAAACCCCCGTTCTGTCATTTGATGAGGTGGAGTTTTGTCAGACTAAGCCGATTTTCGACGGGATGGAGTGGGTTATGTGTAGGAATCCCCATACTGCTATTGTCAAGGACTCTGTGATGTTGAAAAACTGGGACAGCGATCAGCTCTTCCGCGGTTGGTTGGATGCCGTTGGTACCGGTGGTCTGGCTTTGGCTGGTCAGATACCGGTGTTTCAGGAGCTGTATGCTGCATATGTGCGGTCTGGTGAGAGACGTGCGATACCCAAGGAGCTGCTACCTTGGAGTTTTCGCACTTTGAAGGAGGGAGTCAACCGCAAGTATGGTGTTGTTCATCCAGCTTGTCGGGCCTCTTTCTATTGGGCCTTTGGGATCACACCGGACGAACAGGTCTGCATGGAGTCATATTATGGCCAATTGCAGATATCTTCAACGTGTGGCCCATACGCCCCACGGGCCGTGTTCGCATAGCCCGCTTAGCGCAAGGTTTGAAGGGTGATTGACGCCACCCCGCCCCTAGTCTGGGGTCCCCTCCTTAACCAGCCAAATCCAATTTGATGGGCTAATATAAATGCCAAGTGACTGCACGGCTGGCAGTTTATGTGGGGGGGATGAACAGTCCGCTTTGTGTAGTGGATCCCATAAATACACAATGGTCAAGAGGAGAGTCAACGCTAATACGAGGAAAGTTGAGGTCGATGTCCTGGTTAAGGGCGGCCGCAATGGTAATGGTGCTCGCGGTAAGCGGAGGAGGAACCGTGGAGGGGGTCTGCTGGATACTGCGCGCTCTTATGGGTCTGGTTATCAGTCTCAGCAGCGCAATGTTAGCGTCAGTGTCCCAGGTGGGATGGGGTTTACTGTACCCCGAGGCCTAAGCATGGCTCAGAAAGGTGATATCATCACCATTCGGAAGTGCGAGGTGTTTGCCTTAGTGCAGGCCGGGCCTACGGAGGAGTTTTATGTGGTCGAGGATCAAGCTTTGATCCCGGCCAA